AGGTCGGGGAGCGGCCTTCGCTGAGGGATATGATCGCGGGGACGGCGGACCTTGCTGACCGGTTTGGGTTTCCGAAGCGGAGCATTAACACCCAGGTCAACCTCGACTTCGCGACACAGCTGGACAAAGCCATTCATATGTCTGGGAGTAAGCTGAAGTTAGTGGGGCCGCCAGCCCCACCGAAGGCAGCGGATAGAGCGGATGTCGCTCCGACCTCCAGCTCCGAGGTCGTCCCGCTGCCTTTGAAGCGGAGGATTTGAGCGGGAGGGGGAATGATACCTCAGCTTCTGCTGGATTGGTTGGCCGAAGTCCGGCACGATCCGTTGGCCTTTGCCAAGGGCGCCTTCCCTTGGGGGGAAGGGGTGTTGGAGAGGTTCAGCGGGCCGGAGCCGTGGCAGGCCCAGGTCTTGGAGATGATCCGAGTCGGGCTTGAGGCCGGGCAAGGTCGGAGCGAGGTCATCTCAAGGGCGATACAGATAGCGGTGGCATCGGGTCATGGAGTGGGTAAGTCTGCCTTGGTTAGCTGGATTATTATTTGGGCTATGTCTACCTGCCCTGATACTCGGGGTGTGGTTACTGCTAACACTGAGCCGCAGCTCAAATCGAAGACCTGGGCCGAACTAGGGAAGTGGTACCACCGCTCACTAACCCGGGATTTCTTCAAGCTCTCCGCCACGGCGCTGTATTCCAGCGACTCCGCTCACGAACGGACGTGGCGGGTTGACATGATCCCTTGGTCCAAGGAACGTCCGGAGGCCTTTGCCGGGCTTCATAACCAAGGCCGACGGATCATCCTGATCTTCGACGAAGCCTCGGCCATTGAGGACGCAATCTGGGAGACGGCCGAAGGGGCGCTGACCGACGCCGATACTGAGATCATCTGGTGCGTCTACGGCAATCCCACCCGGAACAGCGGCCGGTTCAAGGAATGCTTCCCTCCGGGGAAGTTCGCCGAAGCTTGGCAGACCTTCAAGGTCGACTCACGCACCGTCTCCTTCACGGACAAGAAGAAGATCGAACAGTGGTCGAAGCTCTACGGCGACGACTCGGACTTCTTCCGCATCCGGGTGAAGGGCGAGTTCCCCCGCCTCGGGGACATGGAATTCTTCTCCTCCGCAGACGTCGATGCGGCGATGTCTCGAGATATCGAGGTCTCCCGAGAGGAGCCCTTGGCCGTAGGGGTCGATGTTGCCAGGTTCGGGCAGAACAGCTCCGTCATCTTCCCCCGGAAGGGCCGGGACGCCCGATCCATCCCCCGACAAGTCTACAACGGGCTATCGACCGTCGACCTCGCAACCAAGGTGTTCGAATTCCACCAGACCTACCGCACCGACGGCATCTTTATCGACGGCGGTGGCGTCGGCGGCGGGGTCGTAGACTCGGTCCGGCATATGCACCTCTTCTGTCACGAGGTACAGTTCGGCTCCAAGCCCGACTACTTCGGCTTCGTGACCGGTACAGAGGGCGAGAAGTACGCCAACAAGCGGGCTGAGATGTACGGGATGCTCCGGGGCTGGCTTCGCACCGGGGCCATCCCACTCGATGCCGAGCTTCGCTCTCAGCTCCTCTCAATCACCTACACCCTGAACAACCGCGATGAAATCATCCTCACTTCGAAGGAAGTGATGATGCGCGAAGGCAAGCCCTCCCCTGACGATGTCGACGGCCTTGCCTGCACCTTCGCCCTACCCCTCGCCTCCCACGCCAACGCCGGCGGGGAAGGGCCGAGGAAGCCGCTTGTCGAGTCCGAATACGATCCCTTCTCCTCTGAGAGGATGGTTGCCTGATGTTCCCCTCCCCTGACCTCCCAGCCCTTGGCCAAAGCCCTCCTCCGCCGCCGATGTTCGGTGGCCAGAATGTCCCGGGTCGAAACACCCCTCTCCCTGGTTCCGCTCCGCTCAAGAAGCCTCGAAGCGCTCAATCCCAGCAGCTAGGCTCTCCTGAGAATCCGGTGATCCCACCCCCGACCGTAGTCCCCCCTACACCTACCACCAGACAAGGCATGGGCCGATGAGATACCTCCTCCTCCTCCTCCTCCTTCTCTGGCCTTCCCTTGCCCTAGGCCAGCAGATCATCAACATGCCCAACGGCGCCTTGGGCTGCAATCTCCACGCCTTCTACGATGCCAGTGACCTGGGGAAGAAAGACGTCGCCACAGGCGCTGCAACGAACCGACGGATTTACATCTGCGGCTACCTTATCGGTACCGGTGCCACCGCCACTAACGTCGAGCTTGGCTCAGGGACCGGTACCGATTGCGCCACGACCTATACCAAGATCACCCCTTCGTGGCAGCTCGCTGCCAATGACAAGGTCGGCTTCGCAGCCGTCTACTGGAACAGTCTAATGGCCGCTAACCTCGGTGATCGAATCTGTGTCAACTCCAACGGCGCCAACGCCCACCAGGTCGAGATATGGTATACTATACAGCCCTGATCCTCCTTCTCCTGGTCTCGGCTGCCGGGGCTGCCACGGGCTGGCTCGTTCCCTTGACTGGAGGTGGCTCCGCAGGGAAGTCCGCTACCGTCGCGCTAACCCCCTGCGGTGCCCTCCAGCTCGACTTCACCGTTGTAACAGGCTGCAACGCCGTCGCGATCCCATTCATTGTAAGGTGACGCTATGAAGAAGCTCCTCCTTGCTCTTCTCCTCCTCTGGCCTTCGGTAGCCTGGGGCCAAGCCTCATTCACCTTCAAAGACGCTGCCGGGGCAACGCAGACCGTCAAATCCTTCAACTGCACCGCAATCTGCCCTCTAACCGTCCTGACCGATGTCAACGGCGCTGCCATCTACGCCGCAGCGGGCTCGGCCAATACCAACGTGTTGTCGGTCCAGGGCATCGCTGCGATGACCCCACTTCTCACCACAACGACGTTGAACGCCGAAACGACGAAGGTCATCGGCACCGTCCGAACCTTGGGCAACGTCGGGGCCACCCTTGACTTCATTGGTCAAAACGGGGCCTCCCCAGCCAACGCCTTCCTCATCGGCGGCCAATTCAACACCGCCCCGACCACAATCGTCAGCGGCAACGCCTCACCCCTCCAGCTCGACAGTGCAGGTAACCTGAAGATCAACGCCGCAGTCGGGGGCGGGACTTCGTCTACCTTCGCCGCTACCTTTCCAGCGGTTGGCACGGCGATTGGTGCGAAGTCCGGCCTCAACATGGTCAACCTGGTTGCCGACGGCTCAAACAATCTCCAAGTGAACTGTGCCGTGGGCTGCTCCGGTGGCACGTTCAACAACAACGCCGATGGCGTCGCCACCTCCGCAACGAACGGCCAAGCCGCAGCGTGGCTCTACGGCTTCAACGGCACGACCTGGGACCGACTCCGTGCCGACACAACGAACGGGCTGTGGGTAAACGTCAAAGCTGCCACGGGCCTTACCCAAGGCTCCTCGACCTCGGGCCAAACGGGGTCGTTGGTGATGGGCCAGACCGGGGGCTCGACCGGTGGCCTTACCCAGCCCTTCATTCAATGCAACCTCTCCGCGACCTACGACGCCGCCACCAGTGGCGCTACTCAGATGGTGGCCCTTGCAGCATCGCAGTCGATCTATGTCTGTGGCTTCTCAATCACCGTCGGTGGCACAGCCACTAACGTCAAGTTGGTCTACGGCACGGGCTCCAACTGTGCCACTGGCACCACCAATATGACCCCAGCCTTCCAGCTCGCCATCAACGGGGGCATCGTCGACGGCGCACCCTTTTGGCGAGGTCTGAAGACCGCCTCAGCCAACGCCTTGTGCATCAATGCGAGTGCAGCTAATGCAGTTCAGGCGATTGTTTACTACGCTCAGTTCTAAGGCCCTTCTCTGCGCCTTCCTGTTTGGGGCGCCGACGGCCCAGGCTGCTGTGGCGATCGATGCCCTATCCGTGGGTGTCACCAACCCCGGCCCGAACAACCATATGGGGTCGTGGGGGGCCGGATTTACAGGTGGCGTTCCGTTCTCGGGCTTCATCTCCCCTAGTGCCAGTGCCACCCTCGCCATTGTCTTCATCGGCGCCGACACGACCACCCCGGGCACGTGGACCATCACCCTTGGTGGTACCGCGATGACCCAGGTCGGGACCCAGGTCAACCTTGGCTCCTTCAGTCTCTCCTTCTTCGCCCTGCTCAACCCGTCCTCTGGCTCGCTGACCCTCAACATCGGCGGCAGCGGACTGACGAGCAATACGATCGTCTACGGCGGGGTGACCTTCACCGGCACCGATACCTCCAGCCTTGCCAACGCCGTTACCGTAACCACAAACACGGGCACCAGCACCACCGCTTCCGCAACGACCGGAAGCCCAACCTCGACCTGCATGGCCGTAGCCGGGTTCGGTGGGTCCACAGCAACCGTCAGCTCCACGGACGGAACGAACATCGACACCCGTTCGGGCTTCTCCTCGTCTGGCTTTGGCATGTCATACTACACCGGTACGGGCACAGCGATCACAGGCAACGGCACACTCTCAGCAAGTGCTGCTTGGGGTGCAGAGATTGCATTAGCCAAGCCAACAGGGGGCTGTACCTCCGGTGGTGGCGGTGGCGGTGGTGGGAGCTATCGGGCGTTGGTGGGGGTTGGTCAGTGAACCGAAGAAAGTTTCTGCTATGCGCTACATCACTAGCCCTTGTCCGCCCCTCCAAGGCACAGATCGTGCAGTTCTCCGGGGCTGTGCCAAGTGGGACCTTCTCCCTACCGGCAGAGCGGACGACCACATGGAACCCAGGCTTCTACTCTCAGGGCGGCATTCCGAACTACACCAACGTCTTCGCCACGATCTCCGCAGCGGGTGGGGGCTTGGATGACGGCGCTAATATTCAATCGAAGCTCGATGCGGCAGGGGCAGTCGCTTCAGCCGGCAGTCCGCAGGTGGTGTTGTTGAACAACGGGACCTTTACTAAGCTCGGCACCGATCCTCTCTGGATCAAGAACCCCTATGTCGTATTGCGTGGCTCCGGCACGACCGAAATCCAATGCCGGACCTCGGGAGGTGCCGAGATTCAGCGGCCCCCAGGGACCGGTGCCGACGCCTCCGATCAGCCCTTTCCTCAACTACCTGGTATCCTCATCGCCCCCAATCGCTTCATGCAGGGGGTGCCCGATGAAGCGTTCAGCCGAAATCTCTCAGCCGACGGGGTCAAGGGAAACTTCTACGTCGATCTGGTGAGCGTGACGGGATTATCGGTGGGCAATTTCGTTGTGCTTGATGAAGTGTCGGGTGCGAATTGGCAGACCGATCCGCAGGGCGGCGGCGCTCAAGTCTGGGCCCGTGCTGATTACCGAATAATATGGCGGAAGCACAATCCGGAGAGACAGGACTATTTCAAGCGAGGCGACTTCACCGGCACGGTGAGCGGGACCAGCACCACGATTAACTGCCAGAGTATAACAGGCCAGCTGTTCACCCCCGCTGTCATCACTGGTGCTGGTATTCCGGGTGGGGTTGAGATCATAGCACAGCAGACGGGCTCCACTGGACAGGCCGGCCTCTACACTCTCAACACCCCATTGACCAATATCGGCCCTACCGCGGTACACTTTGAACAATATCCGACCGAAGTCAACAGCAACGGGGACTTCTACAATCGCTTAGACCGTCCGCTATGTGAGGTGAAGGAGATCACCAACATCTCCGGCAATCGGGTAACCTTCTCAACGCCACTTCACCTCGGCTATCACACCGCTTACACGGCCCAGGTCACGAAGTACAACGCTGCACATATCCATCACAGCGGCGTAGAGAACCTTACGATCCGTGGCTCGACCGGCATCGCCGTCACGCTCCAAGACGCCGCCTATTGCTGGGCCAAGGGCGTCAGCAGCTATCGGTGGGCACAGAACCCGAATTTCAACATAACCCACGGCTTCCGCTGCCACGTCCTGTCGTGCAACAGCTACGATTGCGTCTACCCCCGGAACGCTGCGGGCTCGTACTCTCTGTGCTTCAATTGGGCAACGGCGGACTCGATCTACGAGGATTGCGTATCGATGGATTGTGACAAAGTCACACTCGTCCGTGCAGCGGGGCGTGGCTGTGTCTACGGCTATGACTACTTTGACAAGGGCTTCATCGATACCACGCCGAACTGGGCTGAGATCGGAGCCAACGCATCGCACTTCTGTGGCTCGTCACACGTGCTATTCGAGGGCAATTATACATTCAACGCCGATAGCGATATCACCGCGGGCCCGAGCAACAATATCACCTGGTTCCGCAACTGGATACGTGGCGTTCGTGTGCCCTATGCCGATTACTGGGTTGTACCAAGTAGCTATGGAGCCGGCAGCAGCCCCGTCACCTTCGACGACACGACCAACAGCAATCTAGGGCCAGCCCGGGTTGGCGGCCTTCAGGCAACGACCTATTGGAGCAACTTCGTCGGGAATGTGATGGGGGCGTCAGGGCAGATGACGGGGTGGGTCTACGAGGTCGATTATATCTTCCCGTCCAATCAGCTCGTCCTCTGGTATCTCGGCTGGGACAACGGCACCGACAACCTGATGAAGGACATGACCTTTGACGGCCACGTCATCCGAGCAGGGAACTACGATTTCCTCACAAATTCCCAGAAGTGGGAGGACGGAACCGTCACGGGGATAATCGTCAACTCCTTGTACCTCGGTGGCAAACCGTCGTTCTTCGCCAGTGGGGACACCTGGCCCTGGGTCGATCCAACAACCGGCAATACGTACAACCTCCCTGCCAAGACCAGGGCCGCTGGGCTAACCGCCCATCCACCGCCATGAGGAAGTGATGCCAACCGTTCCAACCACCCAAGCCCGCTCTAGGCCGAGGCCCGATCCCGACAACCTCTTGATGGTCGCCGCAGCGATGCATGCTGAAGGGAAGTTCGCTCCGCCGCCGCCGCCTAAGAAGCAGGAGGAAGTCCCGTAGTGGCCCAAGCCCTAACCAACGGACTCGATGAGGTCGACCTGAAGCTTCGTCGTCACGTCGAAGGTCGCCTGATGGGCCTTCGTGTGAACCGCTATTCCTGGTGGGTCCACTACCGGGAGCTGGCTGACTACATCATTCCTCGCCGGTATAAATGGCTCATCACCCCGAACCAGATGGCCCGGGGGTCACCGATCAATCAACACATCCTCGACTCCACGGGCTCTTTAGCCGCACGTAATTGTGCCTCGGGGATAATGTTCGGCGTCACTGACCCAAGTCGGAATTGGTTCTCGCTCAAGGTCAACCGTATCGACTCGACCCAGGTCTCTCCGGTCTCGCTTTGGTTGGCTGAGGTTGAGCGCCTGATGCGGATGGTCTTGCAGAACTCGAACTTCTACAACTCCATCGCGGTTCTGTACCTCGACTTGGTCATCTTCGGTACGGGGGTGATGATTATCTACGAGGACTTCGAGGACGTCATCCGTTGCTTCAACCCCTGCCCCGGGGAATACTACATCGACAACTCAGGAGCCTTCCGTGTTGATACTCTGTATCGTGAGTTCACTCTTACTACGGCCCAGTGCGTGCAGCAGTTCGGCCTCGACAACTGCTCCCCTGCCGTACGGAGGCTTTACGAAAGTGGTGGGTCCAGTCTTACTCGTGAGCTTGTTGTGGCTCATGCCATCGAACCGAACGGCGAGCCTGAACTCTACGGAATGCCCGATCACTTTGGTTGGAGAGAGGTGTATTGGGAATGGGGAGGCTCCGCATCACCCCAAGGCGGCTCCTCCTATGCACCTGGACTGCTCCGTAAGCGAGGATTCTACGAGTGTCCCTTCGCTGCACCGAGATGGGACCTTGTTGCCAACGATGCCTACGGCCGAAGTCCCGGGATGGATGCGCTGCCGGATATCAAACAGCTCCAGCTAGAGACCCGACGCAAAGCCCAGGCCATTGATAAGATGGTCAACCCTCCGATGGTCGCGGATGTGCAGCTGAAGAACCAGCCAGCCTCACTTCTCCCGGGAGGGATCACTTATATCGCTGGCTTATTGAACCAAGGCCGTCCTGGCTTCGCCCCGGTCTATCACGTCATCCCTCCGATTAAGGAAATGATGGAGGATATTAAGGAAGTCCAGGAACGGATCAAGGAAACCTTCTACAACCACCTCTTCATGGTCATTTCCCAGTACGAAACCCGTTCAAACGTAACCGCAGCTGAGATCGATGCCCGTAGGGCAGAAGCGATGGTGATGATTGGGCCGGTCTTGGAGCGGCTGAACGAGGAATTGTTGTCGGTGGCGATAGATCGGGTCTTTGGAATCATGTCCAGGGCCGCAGTCAACGGTATTCCATTCCTCCCGCCGCCCCCGCCGGATATTGCCGGGCAGAATATCGATGTGGAATACGTTTCGATGCTTGAAATCGCTCAGAACGCCTCAGCAGCCTCTGGCATTGAGCGTTTGTTCGGCCTTGCCTCTCAGGTCGCTGCAATCGACCCGGCTGCGACGGATAATATCGACTTCGACTACGGCTTTGACGATTATTCTGCTCTGCTCCGCAATAATCCGAAGCTAATCCGCTCTCAAGAGCAGCTCGCTGTGATCCGTCAACGCCGTGAAGCCCAACAAGAGCAACAGGCCCGTCAGCAACAGGCCTTGGCAGCTGCGAAGGCTGGCAAAGACCTATCCGGGGCCTCGTTGAAAGGTGACAACGCCCTCGGAGCCCTTCTAGGTGCACAATGAACGAATATAACGCCGCTGAACGGCAGCATGTCAAAGAGGCGGAGAAAGAGGCCAAGCTCGACCTCGAAGACCGTCGTCAATTCGTCGTGGCAGCGATGTCCCATCCTGCCGGCCGAAGGTATTTCTGCCAACGCCTGATATCCTGCCATATCTTCACCTCGTCCTTCTCAACGAACGCCATGCAGATGGCCTTTGCGGAGGGCGAACGCAATCAGGGACTGCAAATCCTCAACGATCTAATGCAGTTCTGCCCGGATGAATACGTCCAGATGATGAGAGAGAACAATGCCAGAGACTCAAGCAGCGCCGCCCGCCGAACCGACCCCGACCTCTTCAGTCGAAGAGACGAGGTCCGATTCAATCCTGAGCGCCCCTTCGGAGACGACGAAGCCAGATACGTCAACGACGAATGAAGACTCCGTTATCGGCAAAGCCGCCGAAGCCCCAGCAGGGGCACCGGAGTCGTACGCTGAGTGGAAGGCGCCCGAAGGCTTCTCGATCGATGCGGATGTGTCGAAGGAGGTCGGCGCTCTCTTCAAGGGCATGAACTTGACTCAAGACCAAGGCCAACAACTGGTAGACTTCTATGCCAAAGAGTTGCAAAAAACGTTCGACCAACCGTTCCAGGTTTGGCGAGACACTCAGAGCGAGTGGAAGACCCAGATCAAGAACGACCCCGAGATCGGTGGTTCGAAGCTTGATGGTGTCAAGACCTCGATTGCACGGCTGATCGATGGCCTGGGTGACCCCAAGCTCGCTGCGGATTTTCGTGAGGCGATGGTGTTTACAGGAGCGGGCAACAACCCAGCCGTTGTTCGCTTCATGAATCGCCTGGCCCAACGAATGACCGAAGGCTCTCACGTTGCCGGTCAACCCGCAGGAACCCGAGCCCAACGGCCTACAGCGGCACAGGCTCTGTATCCAACCCTCCCTTCAACGGGGTGATAAATGGCCACGATTGGCGCAACCGCGATCACCTATATGGATTGGGCGAAGCGAATGGATGATGGCTATCGCGTCGCCACGATCATAGAGATGTTATCGCAGACGAATGAAATCCTCGAAGACATGCTTGTTGTCGAGGGCAACCTTCCGACCGGGCACAAGACCACGGTCCGTACCGGTCTACCACAGGCGACGTGGCGTTTGCTGAACCAAGGCGTTCCGAATGCCAAGTCCACCACGGCCCAGATCGTCGATACCGTTGGTAACCTCGAGACCTACTCCGTTATCGACAAGGACATCGCCGACCTGAACGGCAACACGGCTGAGTTCCGGCTCTCTGAAGACAAGGCCTTCCTTGAGGGCATGAGTCAGCAGGTTGCCTCGGCCTTGTGCTACGGAAATCAGTTCGTCAACCCCGAACGGTTCACCGGTGTCATCCCGCGCTACTCGACCAAGAACGCCACGAACTCGATGACAGCAAATAATGTCCTCGATGCTGGTGGCACGGCTTCGACGAATACCTCGATTGTAATCTTGGTCTGGGGCTCAGACACCTGGCATGCCACCTTCCCCAAAGGGAAGATCACTGGGCTTCAGCATCGGGATATGGGTGAGTGGCCAGTTCAGGACACTGCTGGAAACACCTATCAGGCCTACCGATCTCACTTCAAGTGGGAGATCGGGTTAGTGATGCGGGATTGGCGCTTCGGCGTTCGTATCGCTAACATCGACATCACCCAGCTAACCGGTGTTGCAGCGGCTAACCTGATCAATCTGCTGGTCCGAGGCATCTACAAGATGCCAACGGCTCCGGTCTCTGCTGGCACGGTTCAGACCTCGGATACTCCGGAAATCCGGGCCAATATGGGCCGCACGGTAATCTACTGCAACCGTGTGATCCGTACCTACCTCGACCTCCAAGCGATGAACAAGACCAACGTCTTGCTACGGATTGAGGAGTTCGATGGGAAGCCAATCACTACGTTCAGGGGCATTCCGATCCGTACGTGTGATGCTCTGCTGAACAACGAAGCACAGGTGGTGTGACATGATCCTTGATGCATTATCTCAATTCACCGGTGCCTCAGGTGGCGTCGGGAATAACGACGGAGCGACGGACTCTCCGACGACGGGGACCCAGACTTCGTCGAACGTCATCGACCTTCACATGCTTGGCATCCCAGTCCTTGCCTCGGGCCAAGGTGCTCGGGACCTAGGGATCGGGGACGACCCGGCGCTGAAGTTGATGGTCGAGGTCATCACGGCCTTGACAGGTGGCACCAGCATCCAGGTCAACCTTCAAGGCGCCCCTGATAACGGCTCGGGTGCTCCCGGGGCGTTCACGACGTATGTCTCCGGAGCGGTAGTGGCCGAGGCCTCGTTGATCGTCGGCTCTCGTTTGCTCGACATCGACGTTCCCAGGCCGCCTCCTGGTGTCCCCTTCCCTCGCTTCTTCCAGCTCCAATACATCTCGGTTGGCACGCATGGTGCAGGAAAGATCAGGGGGAACATCGTCCTCGATCGTCACGATCAACCTCTCCAAGCCAACGCCGTCCTTGGTGGCTATCCAGCCGGCGTTCTGATTCCGAATTGAGGTCGATATGAAGAAGGTCCTCATACTGTTGGCGGTACTCTTCAGCACCGCCTTAGGGGCGCAGCCGATCACCCAGCAGTCCATCACAGGTAATGAGTGTTGGAGTGCTGGCCAAGGACCGGGTGGGCCCTCAAACTTCCTCTGCATAAACCAAGTCCGTAACGGCACTGCTCTAGCAATCATCTCAGGGAGCGGCGCCGTTACAACCGCAGCCACTCAGGCCAACTCGACATTGTACTGGGCTGGCACCGCTCCAACGACCTGGGCCATCACCCTCCCCAGTCCCGCGTTCGATGGCGAAATCGTTGAGGTGGCCACTAATACCACCCTGACGACTTTGGTCACGGTGACCCCAGGAACGGGCCAAACCTTGGACGGAACGTTCAATAGCCAGACGATCTCCGCCAACACTTCGGTCGAGTTCCAATACAACGCCTCGGGCTCGAAATGGTATCGACTTCGTTAGCACCTGTCCTCCTAGCCTCCCACAAAGCAGGTGCAATGGGGGCGGCGGTAGTCCCGGTGTACTTACCGCCGCCCTTCAACTATAGGAGATAAGGATGGCAAGGGTTCAACTGACCGCAGCGCACTTGATCAACCACGTTAAGCTGAAGGCTGGTACAAAGGTCGCTGATTCCGCTGGTGCGGCGCAGGCTGGGGACTATGTCTGGACCGGTCTCACGTCGGCGACGTTCAGCAATGCAATGGTTCCGCTGGATGCCTCGGCCATAACGATGCAGGCTGGGTCGAGGTTCGCCACCGGCCCAACGATGCCGTACCCCGATGGGGTTAACAGTATTACATAGGTGAAGCAATGGCAAGATGGCGTTTGACTGCCACTCACTACCTGAGCGTTCCGGGGACGGAGTGGGAATACACGGAGACCGATCGAGGGACGGGAAGGCCTAAGCGGTACAAGTTCCAGGTCCCCCGGCTTCTGGACATCCACGATCCGTCCGACCACAATCACAGGGTTCCTGGATATCCGGAACTGGGTGAAATCTATGTCTGTCACGTGGGCAAGGGCATTGGAAATGATATCGAGTTCATTGGCCCTCCAACTCCGGATATGGAACCGCTTGATGACGAGGCCAAGGAGATATCAGGGAGGTGGGCAGAGATATGGAAGTCCAGGCCTGACTTCGATAGCGGACAGACCTACGGGGACACTGTCTTCGAAGGCCTTGCAAAGCAGCTGGGTGACGCTGCAACGGCAGCTACATCAGCAAACGAAACGGGAATGACCGAGCTCAAAGCGATGATGGTTGAGAACCAGAAACAGTTCAACGAAACGATGGCGATGATGGCGTCTATCCTCAAGACGGTAGTCGAGGCAGCTAGGGCTCCGTCGGAGCAGCGGAGGATTTAATGGCTGGTGATCTCGACCAAGGTGGCCAGGCCTTCCAGAGGGTCAACGTAGACTGTGGCCCTACGGTCGGTTGGCTGAGGGCCCAAGTCGAGAAGATGCCACAGCGCTTCATCACCTCCGGTGGCACCTCCACACTTGGCCCCGGTGACAACCTTGTCCTGGTGAACTTCAACGGCGCCGTGACGATTAACCTTCCCGACGTCGTCAGTTGGGCCGCGATTTCGGTGCTTCCCTTGGTCGGCGCGGTCGGATTGATCCCCTACGTTCAAGGCTTCGAACGGGCTATCTTCATCAAAGACTTCGGTGGCTTTGCTGCGGCCCATCCGATCACCGTCCATCCGTTCGGAGCGCAGAAGATCGACAACCTTTCGATCGACTTCTCGATCGTGCAGAACCGTCAGCTCCTTCGCCTCTATCCCTTGGGAGACCTCAGTGGTTGGTTCTCTGGCTAGGGCGCTAGCCCTTCTTCTTCTCTTCTCCACGTCCGGCCTTGGGCAGGACATCACAAATCATTCCGTCCCTGTTGGGGGTGGCCCAGGTGCGGTTGGCTGGAAATCAGTCGGCCCTTGCCAGGGCACGTTGATCTGGCCTTCGTCCAACGCCGATCCAGTTTGCAGCTCAGGCTCAAGCCCGCAGACCGGTGTCCAGCTCTACGTCAACAACGCCACTGGTTCTGATACCAACAACAGCTGCTTGGTCTTGGCAAACCCGTGCCAAACCTTGACCCAGGCCACCAATCAGTGTAATATTGGCATGGCTTGCACGATCAATGTTGGGATCGGAACCGGAACTTATACCTTCACCAATTGCACCTACGGAATAAACTGTCCGGCTGGACAAGAGCCCCCGATCAACATCTTCTACTTCCATGTTGTTAACATCGTTGGGGACTGCACCAACAACAATAACGTAACCCTGAACCTTGCAGGGAACAACCTTACCCTCTTCACCGTCCAAGACCACGCCCTGTCACAGATCAATTGCTTTCGGATAATCACAAACGGAACGGGGAACACCATCCTGAACACTCGTCAGATTGCAATCACCGACTTCAACCATATCAACGTAGACGCTTCAGGTGGCGGTGGGTTCAGCGGCGGTACCTTTATGAGTGCGGTTGAGAATGCGAGTGCCAACTGCACGCTGGATATTACCTTCACGGGGAACGTCGGGTTTACCGTGGTCTTCGGGGCATCCAAGGGCGCTATAGTGACGCCTATCTGTCCGGTCAACCTCACGGCGCCGAACTCGATCACCTATTGGTTCGATATCGGCTCAAGAGGCCTTATCCAAGCTCAAGGCCAAGTCGTTACCAATCCAGGAAACAGCTCAGGGATACAATGTATCGTCGCGGATGGGTCCCTTTATAAGCCGTCTGGAACAATCCCAGGTGGTGCCAATACTTGTACCGCCTTTCAGAATGGGAGCATCTTCTAGATGAAGAAACTTCTCCCGCTCCTCCTGCTTCTCGCTTCGACCTCGGCTTACGGACAGTACTCTGATGTTGGTCGAAGTGGAGGGGCTTGCCCGGTCAACTCGACCTGCTCCGACACCCCGCCTAACGGCGTCAACGACCGACGAATAGCAACGACGGCTTGGGTTGTAGCGAACGGTGGCGGGGGCGGTGGCATTCCTCCCCTCCAGCTGAACTTCATGTTCGTCGGTAATGCCTCGAACGTCGCAACCGCGGCACCGATGACGGGGGACTGTGCCCTGACGTTCTCGGCAGGGAATGCCCAGGTCATCTGCACCAAGACCAACGGCACGGCCTTCGCAGCCTCAGCCACAACCGACACGACGAACGCCGCCAACATCTCCAGTGGAACGCTTCTAGCCGGCCGTATGCCAGCTCATACTGGAGACGTGACTTCCACGGCTGGAAGTGTGACCTTAGTCATTGGAACGAGTGTAGTTACCAATGCGAAGTTCCGCCAAAGCGCAGCCAACTGTGTCGTAGGGAACAATACCGCCTCGACTGCCAACGTCACCGATGTCTGCGCTTCGCTGTCCGATCAGGTTCTGAGGATGAACACGCTTGGAACGGCGTTCAACTTCGGCCCTGTCAACCTTGCCTCGGCCAACGCCGTCACGGGCCAGCTTGCAGCGGCGGGGTTCCCAATCCTTACCGGTGATGTCACGACGACCGGTGGCAGCCTGGCCACGACTATCGCCAACAATGCCGTCACCACGGCGAAGATCGCAGCTAATGCCGTTACCAATGCCGACATCCGTCAGGGTGCTGGCTTCAGCGTTATCGGTAATAACACTGCTTCGACGGCGAACGTTGCTGATATCGTAGGGACGACGGATCAGGTCCTAAGGGTCAATCCAGGTGGGACTAACCTTGGCTTTGGCCCGATCAATCTCACCTCAGGCAATGCCGTCGCTAACTCCCTCCCCATCACGTTCGGAGGGACCAATAACAACAACGCCCAGGGCGCTCGGGGCTCAACCGGTCTCAACATCGAAGCCCTTCGATCGATCACCCCCGAAAGCAATATCACCATAGCCGCCACCGATCGGACGGTAGGAACGGCGTCGACGTTTACAACCCCGCATACTTGGACCCTGCCTGACGTCACTACTATGATTGGAGGGCAGACGATCATCGTGGCGGATTTCGCCGGAGCGGTCACCTCAACCAATACGCTTACCGTCCAGAGGGCAACCGCGACCTCGCAGACGATCAACGGCGGTGTGAGCGTTGTTATCAGCACGGCGAACGGCGGCTTCCTCTTTATCGCCGACCCAGCCAACTCTAGGTGGACTGGGCAGGCAGTCGGTTCCTCGTCCGTAGCCGGTGTCTCGACCTGGGCAGGCAGGGTTGGAGCGGTTGTGCCGCAAAGCGGGGACTACAACATAAACCAGGTCTCGGTAGGGATAGATTTCCAGGGTGATGTCAACTTCACCATCCCTTCAACCGATCGCGTCGTGGCTACGAACACAACCTTGACCGCTCCAAGGACTTGGACCCTTCCATTGGCCAGTGCCTTCACTGCGGGGCAGACGATAGATATCGTTGATATCGCGGGAGGCATTGGTATACCCAGCAATACCCTGACGGTTACCAAGGGAACGGCAGGTGATTCGATCGACAGCGTGGCAAGTATCGTACTGGGCTCGCCATTCTCTAGCCTTCGCCTGATGTCGAATGGCATCAGCAAGTGGAAGGTATTGTTTGTCCGTCAGCCTCCTGCCGTCACCATCCTCACAAGTGGCAGTGCCAACTACACCGTCCCTCTGAACGCGATGTGGCTTGAGGTCTGGGGCTGTGGCGGCGGAGGGGGCGGAGCTGGTTCGGGGACCTCGCCTACGGCCGCTACGGCGGGAACGGCGACGACGTTTGGCTCTTCGTTCCTCACGGGGAACGGTGGCGGCCTCGGAGGCGTGTTCGGCGCAGCGGGTGCGACTGGTGGAACCGCTACAGGTGGGGATGTGAACATTAGCGGAGCGAACGGCGGGACCACCTCAAGTGCCACTGCGCAGTATGGCCAGCCCGGGGGTTCGAGTTTCCTCGGTGGTGCCGGCACTGCCGGAAAT